ACGGTGGATACTTACGTAAAGATAATGACAACGATAGTGGTGAATCCAATGGTAATGGTGGTAATGGTGGCGGAAATGGTGGAGGAAACGGTGGTGGTAATGGAGGTGGAGGAGAATGAAATCCTTCAAAGATTTTAATGAATCTGTAGATTTAAAACGTTACGTTCAAAGACCTGGCAAATACAGTGACATAGTAATTAAAAAAGATCTATCAAAAGATCCTAAAGAATTGAAAAAATCTGCTAAATCAGCAGAGCATACTGGTACTATGTTAAGTAAAGGAAGACTTTTTAACGCAAGTGGAAAGCAAATGAAAACTATAACAGATGATCCGAAGGATTAATTATGACTGAACAAACTGACAATTGGAAGGTAACTCAACTGTCAAATAGGAACTTCTTGTCTCCTATTGGATTTAAGTTTATTGTGACTAAAGTTCCAAAGGCAGATTTCTTTTCAAACTCTGCATCAATACCTGGAATCAACTTAGGTTTTGCTCAACAACCAACATACTTGAGAGATATTCCAATTCCTGGAGATAAAATAAGTTATGAAGATTTTACTCTAAGATTTTTTGTAGATGAAAATTTAGAAAATTATCTTGAAGTACATAAATGGTTGAGAGGATTAGGATACCCAGATTCAATTTCAGAATTTGCGGAACTAAAAAATGAAGATAAGTATATACAAGATCCTAGTGGTAGATCACCATATAATGAATATTCAGATGCAAGTCTTTTAATTTATAATAGCAACTTTAATGTAATTGCAAAGGTTAATTTTAGAGATACATTCCCTGTTGGATTGTCTGCAATTAACTTTGATGCAACGCAAGAAGATTTAAAATATGTTACGGCCGAGGCAACATTTAAGTATTCTATATATGATATAGAAGTTACTACTTAATTTATGAACCTTGATGAAATTCAAACATTATGGAACGAAGATTCAAAACTAGACGAAGATAACTTACATTCTGAGTCAACAAAAATTCCCTCATTACATGCCAAGTATTATCACATTTTAAACAAATTAATTCTCCTTAAAAAAATGGAGGAGACTAAATTTAAAATATCCAAAAAAGAAAAGTGGCAGTATTATACAGGTAAAGCAGATCCAGAAATTTATATCGACAAACCATTTGATTATAAAGTCTTAAGGCAAGATGTCGATAAGTACATGGATGCTGATCCAGATTTAATTAAAATCTCTTCTAAAATAGAATACTTTCAGGTAATGATTAATTACTTAGATAGTATTTTAAAAAATATAAACAATCGTACATTCCAACTTAAGAATGCGATTGAGTGGCAGAAGTTTATCAGAGGATACAGTGATTGAACAAGAATTAGAAAAAGAAAGATGGATTGATGATGACTATGCAGTTATCAGTCAATATTATACTGCAAAAAGAATGTATCCTGATATACCTTTCTATCTTCAAGATGAAAATGGAGAGACATTTGTATTTGGATTAGATTTGATTTATCAATATCTTGGAAACATAAATCATTATCCTGATTGGTGATGACTGATATTACTATCAAAAAGAAAAATGAAGTATATGTGACTGTAACAGCAGAACCAGCAATCTGTCAGGAACTATCAGATCTTTTTACATTTGATGTTCCAGGTGCTAAGTTTATGCCACAGTATCGCAGTAAATACTGGGATGGTAAGATAAGATTGTTCTCTCCTGCAACTGGAGAAGTATATGGAGGTCTTGTAGATAAGATTGTTAACTGGGCAAGAAAGTCAGAGTATAGTTTAGAGTTTGAAAATAATAAACACTATGGTACACCATTTGAAGAGAATGAAATAATAAGTCGTGAAGGAGTCAAGGAGTATATGACTCGGATATCAAGATATAAACCAAGAGATTATCAAGTTGATGCTGTATACGATGCATTAAAATACAATCGTAAACTTTTAATATCACCAACTGCATCTGGTAAGTCAATGATGATTTATGCTGTAGTGAGATATTTTGTAGAAACTAAGAAAAAAGTATTATTAATTGTTCCTACTACATCACTAGTAGAACAGATGTATAAGGATTTTGAAGATTATGGTTGGAATGCAGATCGATACTGTCACCGAATCTATTCAGGAAAGGAAAAAACAAATGAAAATGCTGTTACTATTACTACATGGCAGTCTGTATATAAATTGAAAAGACCATTCTTCAAAGACTTTGATGTTGCGATTGGAGATGAAGCACATTTATTTAAGTCTAAGTCTCTTGTAAGCATCATGACGAAGATGGATAGTGCTAAGTATAGATATGGGTTCACTGGTACTTTAGATGGATCACAGACTCATAAGTGGGTACTAGAAGGATTGTTTGGTCCATCATACAGAGTAACTCAAACAAAGGAACTTATTGATAAAGGTCATCTTTCTAAGTTGCAAATTAGAGTGTTGATACTCAAACATACAGATCAGAAGTTTGACACATATGAAGACGAAATACAATACATCATATCACATGTAAAAAGAAATAAATTTATTAAAAATCTTGCTTTAGATTTAAAAGGTAATAGTCTTATATTGTTTAGTAGGGTTGCAACACATGGTCAAATACTATTTGATTCTATAAATAGTTCTGTACAAAACAATAGAAAAGTATTCTATGTTCATGGAGGAGTCGAAGCACAAGAAAGAGAACGTATCAGGGAAATTACAGAACAGGAAAGAGATGCAATCATCGTTGCCTCTTACGGCACCTTCTCAACTGGAATTAACATTAAGAACCTTCATAACGTCATCTTTGCTTCCCCATCAAAATCTCGAATACGAAATCTACAATCAATAGGGAGAGTACTCAGAACAGGGGACAACAAAAAGAAAGCAGTATTATATGATATTGCAGATGATATCTCTTACAAATCTCGAAAGAATTATACTCTGAATCATTTAGTAGAAAGAGTTAAAATATATAATGAAGAGAAATTCAATTATGAAATTATACAAATTAATTTAAGGGACAATGGATAAAGAAGAATTTCACGCAGTAATCAAATTAGTATCAGGCGAAGAGATATTTGCCAAAGTTTGCCCATGCGAAGAAGAAGATAAAACAATATTGATTTTAGATTGTCCCGTGACTTTTGAAAATATAATAATACGTCAGATTGGTGTGAGTGCTGTGAGAATAAATCCGTGGTTGAAAATTTCAGATGACCCCACAGTGGTTATGAATATGGATAAAGTCATCACAATGACTGAAGTGAATGACAAGCACTTAATTAAAGTGTATAATAGGTATCTAAACGAAAAGGATCAGATTAGTAATCGAACTGATATTAATGAAAATATGGGTTTCTTATCTTCTGTATCTGATGCTAGAGTATTCTTAGAGAAGCTATATAAGTCTAGTTAACCTTTGAACCCTTACAGAGTTATTATACACCAATTATAGCACCTTGTCAAGTACCCTAAAAAATGGTATAATAGTAGTATCTAAAAGAGGACGGTAATGAAATGGTCAGAGGAAAACGTAAGTCAGAACATTATGTCAATAACAAGGAATTCCTAGAAGCATTAGTCATCTATCGTGCCCAGTGTGCGAGAGCAGAAGAAGCAGGTGAATCCAGACCTAGAATTACAAACTATCTTGGTTCATGTTTCCTTAAGATAGCAACACACTTATCATATAAACCAAACTTTGTTAACTACATGTTTCGTGAGGATATGATATCAGATGGTATTGAAAACTGTGTTCAGTATATTAAAAACTTCAATCCAGAAAAGTCTTCCAATCCTTTTGCTTATTTTACTCAAATAATTCATTATGCTTTCCTCCGCAGAATACAAAAAGAAAAAAGACAGATGGATATTAGGTCTAAGATTATAGAAAGATCTGGTTTTGAAGAAGTCATGTCTGGTGATGGAGATGTTTATAGTTCCTCAGATTACAACTCAATCAAAGAAAATATACAAAACAAACAATATTCATGAAGATTGCTTTAATTACCGATACTCATTTCGGTGCAAGAAAAGCAAACGTAGTTTTTCATGAGTATTTTAAAAAGTTTTATGATGATATATTCTTTCCTACAATCAAAGAAAGAAATATTAAAAATGTAATTCATCTAGGAGACTCTTTTGATAATCGTAAAAACGTTGATTTCTGGGCACTCGACTGGGCAAAAGAAGTTGTTTACGATAGATTAGCAGAGTATAATACTAAGGTTCATACTATCGTAGGTAATCATGATGTGTATTTTAAAAACACAAATGAAATAAATGCTATTGATTCTTTACTTTCCTCTTATAACAATATAAAACATTATTCATCTGCAACTGAAGTTGATATTGATGGATTTAAAACTCTCTTAATGCCTTGGATATGCCAAGATAATTATAAAGAGTCAATGAATACAATTAAAAATTCTAAATCAAAAGTAGCATTTGGACACTTAGAGTTAAATGGGTTCTCTTTATTTCCTGGTATTGTTCAAACAAATGCCTTTATGGGATTAAATCCATCATACTTTCAACATTTTGATGTAGTCTTCTCTGGTCACTATCATACTAGATCAAATGATGGAAAAATAT